GTTCTCCAACATGCTAACGGACGAACAGTCAAGACAAGGTTTAAGGACTCTAACGGTTTCCTAAAGTATGTGACCGTTCCCATGGACCTGTCAAACCTCCCAGATGTGGAGGGTACCCTCGTGGCGCTCAGAGCCACCATAGACGCTCTGTGGGCACTTGCTACCGACGCAAGTACTGACATCGATATTGCGTCCGCTGACGGTACCTCTGTGCCCCGTAGCCAGCGCTTTACGCAGCTACGCGAACAGATCGATGGTATGACTGCACGATATAATCAACTATGTGCAATGCTTAATGTCGGTCTTAACAGCATTGAAATGTCCAAGATCCGTAGAGTATCCAGAACTACAAACCGTCTGGTACCTATCTTCGAGGACAGAGAATACGACGATTACGATTACCCACGTCGTCAGTTGCCTCCAATCAATGCACGAGACGAAGACGAGTCAAACCTACAGTCACCTATCTTCGGTGGCATGTGGGGACTATAACCTAATGAAGGCCCTTATAGAAAAGGATATTTCGAATGGGAAGAATTGGCTGGAAAGGCGGACGCTTCTCTGTGGATTTCGAAACATCCGAAATCTATAGGGGCCTTCGTGATTGGCAGCGTTGGACTGGTGACCAGATCTATTACTACAGATTTGCTTATGACCAGTCCACTAAGGACCCAACATACGGAGAGGCAACGGGACCACTAGGACGTGTCTACTTCGGTCCGAATAACATTCCTGCCCTACACGTTATCCACGTGGAAGGCGAGAACGAGAATACTGAGTATGGTTTCTACTCCAATGACAGAGCCCACGTAACGCTGTCCTTTGATCAGCTAAAGCGTCTGGGTATGAACAAGATGGATCTGAATACCGCGAACTACCTGAAGGATAGATTCGTCTATGACACAAAGGTATTCCGCGTGACCAGCGTGCAGATTACTGGACAGATCCAACAGAAGGACATCATCATTTCCATTGAGGCTACTCAGGTTAAGCCTAGTGAGCTGGTCAATGATGTGCAGTTTGCTCAGTACGCAACCACTCAGACCACACAGTATTCACAGAACCTAAGTCTTCCAAACTCTCAGTACGATCCATACAACAATGGTCGTGGAACATTCCCTCTTGACTACAAGATTGATACCGGGATGAGTAATCTGACTAAGCTAATTGGTCAAGTAACACCTACCCTTTCCGCTCCTGCATATGTTGTGCCCTCTGGTCCTGTAGGATATGGAGAAGGACTTTACGGATCAGGACTCTACGGAGGATAAGAAATGGCAATTACAGTTCCCGTTCAGGGACAATCCGATTGGGCCGTGACGCTGAATACCGCGCTGACTCAATTGGAAAACGAGAAGTTCCCTACTCCAGTTAGCCCACCATCGGTTACTGGATCTCGCGGTGGGAATGCCGCCCTAGCCAGTTTGCTTACAGCACTGGCATCTCTTGGGCTGATCACCAACAACACCACAGCTTAATACGGAGCACTAAATGACTTATACGCCTATTGCGAAGGGCACAACTAATTGGGATGTGCCATTGAATGCAGCGCTAGCCCAATTGGATGCAAACATTACATCCTCCTCTAGCACTGCTCTTCAGGCTGCCAACAACCTATCTGACCTAACCGACGTAAACACAGCTAGAGCGAACCTACAGCTAACAGGACTGGCCAACGCTAAGTCCAACCTGACAGCTACCACTAACCCATCTGCGGGAAGCGACAATACCCAGGGGTATTCCATTGGATCTACCTGGGTTAACACGACTACTAACGCTATTTTCATAGCGAGTAACGTATCCACTGGTGCAGCGGTATGGCTACAGATTCCAGTTACCTTTGTGGATAGAACTACCAGCCAGTCTATTGCGGGAACCAAGACATTTACCTCTACTATCAATGGTTCTCAGTCTGGTGACGCTACCGCCTATAACGCGTCATACTCTGCATTGAACCCAAACAATGCGGCATTCAGCTATAGTGCCTTCGGTCCTACAGGTCGTTTCCTTGGTGCTGCTGTCACTGGAGATACTGTTGGACGTTTCGTAGCTCTAGTAGATGGAACTCTATCCTGGGGTTCTGGTGCCGCTACAAGAGATACGAATCTATACCGTGGTGGGGCTAATCTTCTACAGACTGACGATGCCTTTCAAGCAGCTAATTTCCCATCAGGGGCTTGGACTCCTTGGACTCCTACATGGACCACAAGTAGCGGTTCCAATACGCCATCGTACGGAAATGCCGTAGTCGATTGCTCTTACACCAAGTTTGGTAGAACAGTGTTCTTCCGTTTCGATATCACATTCGGAACTACTACTAACTTCGGTGCGGCACCTACTACAGGTGATAACTGGCAGTTCTCTCTACCAATCGCACCTGTAACCGCAGCAGGTAACACTTTGGCTATGTTTGATGGACACCAGTCCAATGCAGGAGCAACGATTCTTAGAGCCAGAGTAACCCCCGCTGGTACTGGGATAATGCTTAGCGTCGAGTCCGGCAGACCTGATGCTGTGGCTGTAACTAATAACGGTGACGTAGACTCTCTTACCCCATTTACCTGGGCTAGCGGTAACGCTTTGCATGGAGTTGGTTTCTATGAGACTGCCTCTTAATCGGATGACTTGGAGCAATTAAATGACATACACGCCAATTCCTAAGGGCACAACCAACTGGGACGTGCCTCTTAATGCTGCCCTATCTCAGCTAGACGCCACCATTACAGCTAACAACAGTGATGCTTTACAGGCAGCGAATAACCTATCTGATTTAACGAGTGCAGCTCAAGCCCGTACTAATTTGGGTATCAGCAACACAGCAGTTAGCGGAGCTGTGTGGGTAAACGTTAGAGACTATGGAGCGGTAGGAAATAACACCGCTGATGATACTGCTGCAATCCAGGCAGCCATTAACGCTTGTCCTGTAGACGGAGTGGTTCTCTTCCCTATTGGAAAGTACCGTACAACGTCACCGCTACTGCTTCCACCTGGAGTTACCCTACAGGGAGAACTAGACCAGCGTAGACCTAGAAATAACTGGATGGGCTACCCTAACCTTGGGGATGCTGCATACATTAGTCCTCGTTCTACCTTTACTGGTGCCGCAGTAATCCTAGTTAATGACGCGCTTACTGGTGGCTATTCCACCATGGCTCAGGGCTCCGCAATCTCTCACCTGCGTCTGAGCTGTAGCGCTCTTCCAGTAGGAAGCAACGTTGATGGTGTTCAGGTATTCGGTCAGGTTCAGGGACTCGTACTGGATAACGTATCAGTAGTAGGTTCCTCTGGATACGGATTTAACTTCGCTAGAAATACAGCGGTAACCGCTGGTCCCAACAACCCATTCTCTTTGAGAGTCATCAACTGCTATGTAGGTGGCGGAGGAACTGCTACCACTCCTGGTGGATACTTCCTATACAACTGCACAGACTCCAGCTTTATCGACTGTGAAGTAATTGGTGTAGGTGGAGACGGTTGGACAATTCAGGGTGGTGGAAACACTCACTTCATCGGTTGTCGTTCTGAGAACAATGCTGGTAACGGTTTCACACTGACCCAGACCGCCGCTGCCTCTGGAGCTATTAGCCACATGGTTGGTTGCTCTTCCAGCAGCAATGCCCTTAACGGATATAACATCGTCAACGTGCAGCAGGCCACTCTTACAAGCTGTGTCTCTGCTGGTGGTGAAGGAGCCACTAACGCATCGTTCTACCTGAATAGCGCAACTGGAATCACTTCGCTTAATAACTGTACTTCGGTTGTTGGTGGAACTTCTCAATACGGTGTCAACGTAGTTAACAACCTTAACGCTGTAATTAACGGTGGAACCTTCTATGGTTCTAGCAATGGTTTCCATGATGGTGGTGGAAATACTCGTATCTACAAGTCTGCCAACGTCATTGAGCTTGCCGGTTCGACTACCACACCAACGGTAACTGTAAACGGTGTACAGGAAGGAACTGGTGGTCTTGGTATCGGTCAGGCTGCTGGTGGAGGTAATACTCTAAAGATTACTTCTGGTACATCCCCTACTGTGGGTATTACTGGAACTGCAAATGGACAGCAGCTTATCCTAGCGACAGGTAATGACAACACCTCTCCCGCGTACCAGGCAAACGTTACTGGAGATAGCGTTAACCGTTATCGTGTCCTAACAGATGGAACAACTACCTGGGGACCTGGTGGAGCTGGATCTAGAGATACCACTCTGGGTAGATCCGCCAATGGTGTGCTGTATACGGACAAGAATCTATTGGTGGGTTCTGCTACAGCACTGGGTGATAACGGTGTAGGAGAAATTCAGCTAGCTTACGCTGCAACTCCTCCTTCTACCAACCCAACTAACGGTGTGGACATCTACGCATTCAACAACAACATTCCTTTGAGAGTGAGAGACACTTCTGGAAACATCCGTGGTCTACTAGACGTGGCTGTAATTGCTGCTTCTGATCAGTCCACTACCGGATCTGCCCAGGCCGCTTCCACTCAGCTAACTGTTCCTGTAGAAATTGGCGCTACCTATTTGGTAGAGCTATCAGCAATCATTAGCTGGAACAACGCTACCGCTGGAAACGGAACATTCTCTTGGACTGGTCCCACCGGGGCAACTATGAAGTGGGGAGACGTTTACACCCCTACCGATTACCAGTCAACTCTTGGTGGTGTGATCTCAATTGCAAATGCCGCCACTACCAGATTCGTTGTGTTTAAGGGTAAGCTAGTTACTGGTGCAAACGCTGGTAACCTAGTCTTTACTTTTGGAAGCAGCAATGCAACCACACAGGTCAGCGTGTTGACCGATAGCACCATCTCATTGAGAAGAATCAAGTAATAGGAGATTGAATGCCTACATTTGTTGAAGAGGGAACACCTACATATGCTGTCTCAGTTAATGACGGGTATGACGGCTGGAATGACACAGCTATTCAGCTTGTGCAGAATGGTAGTTTTGAACTAGCAGTTATTGATGCTGCTGCGCAGGCATTCTTTGCAGTATTAGCTGCGGATCTAGCTACCCGTGGCCAGTATTCAATTGTTGCTTCAAAGAAGACTCGTCCAGCCGTTGCTACTGATGACTGGACCTATACAGCCTAAGGATAAGATATGTGGATATTCAACGAAGACAAAGCCATGAAGGAGAAGTTCTCCAACCTGGCAGTAATGGACGTAAACGCTCCTGATACCGGAAGACCTGTTCAGGTTATTTGGCTTGACGCTGACGTTGAATTGACCAACCTTACCTACCCATCTATCGTCATTGCCAATACGGGAATTTCTTTTGATGCGGAGCGAGCCCATTCCGGTTGGGCTCAGCTTCCGTATACTCCTGAGGGATTCCCGGATTGGCTGACAGACGATGATGAGGAAGTTGCTGATTCGCCATACTGGGCTTTTACACCAATCCCGTATAATATTGATTATCAAATAGAAGTGTTATCAAGAAACAATCAGCACGCAACATTTCTTACTGCGGTTCTCGCAGGCCCCGATTATCTAAGTACCCGTCACGGATATCTAGCAATTGAAGAAGATGGCACCGTGAGACGAATGGACTTGATGTCTGGTCCCGAGAGACAGAACACTCACGACACAGATGGGAAGAGACTCTTCCACACCATCTATAGCGTGAGAGTTTCTACTGAACTACTTCCGGTCGAAATTAGTACCTACTCTAAGGTTACAAAGGTCGTGGACACTATCACTGATCTTCCGCCGCAGGTCTAATCGATATACTGATAGTGCCATCACTTTCAATTAGCTAGGAGATATTAATGACTTATCAGCGTCCTGGGGTATACGTAAATACCTCATTGACTCCGCTGTCTACAGGGACTACTTCCCCTGGACAGTCTACGGCTGCTTTCGTAGGTACTCACACTCAGGGACCTACACAGCCAACCCTTCTAACAAGCTGGAATGACTTCCTAAACATCTTCGGTGGATTCGGAAATGGTTCCTCTTACCTACCATTCGCTGTATGGCAGTACTTCGCCAACAACGGTAACCAGTGCTATGTAACTCGTGCGGCTGCCAGTGACGCTGTAACAGCCACACAGACACTTAATGACCGTGAAGACGGAGTAGGAGCTATTCAGCCTCCTGCCAACGTTGTAGCGACTCCTGCGGGTACTGTGACTCCTTCCTACACCTACGAGTACACCGTTACCGCTATCACCGCTTCCGGTGAGACCGATGGTGGAACTCCGGTTACTGCTGTAGCTAACCAGGTATTGACTTCTGTCAACAAGGTAACTCTGACCTGGACAGCCAACGTAGATGTTTCTTGTACTGGATATAAGATCTACCGTCGTAACCTGACTGTTGGTGGAGTAACTTCTACACCGTTGCTTCTTTCCTCTGTCTCTGGAAAGACAACCGCCACCTTCACTGATGATGGTTCCTTTACTCCTGCGGGAGCAATTCCTACCTTCAACAACACAGGTACAGCGGTTCCTATCCTTAAGCTTTCCTGTGTCTCCGTAGGTGCATGGGGAAACCAGATTTACATTGACATCACAAACAGCACAACCGGTGCCGGACGTTTCAACCTCATCGTTCGTTATGGTGGAACTGCTGACTCCAACATTGTTGAGCGTTTCGTAGATGTAACCATGAACCGCACAGACCAGCGTTACGCCGTGTCTATGATTAACTCCACACTGCTTGGTTCCAAGTACATTCAGGCAACTGACCTAGGTACTTACACCACCTGGATTACAGACGTTACCCCACGTCTACAGACTGCTACTGCTCTTGCTAGCGGTTCTGATGGTGTAGCTACTCCAAGCCTTCTAACAGCAGCTCAGAGACTAGCGGTACTTCAGACCAATATTGATCTGAACTTCCCAGGTGTTACCGACACCACTACTCTGAATCCTGTTCTTGCGTGGACAAATACACAGCCAAACATCTTCGTAGTTGTTGATGCACCTAAGGCCATTATCGGTTCTGATGGTGTGACTCCTTCTGAGTCTGCCACTGTAAACAATTACCTGGCTTTGGTTGTCGGAAATGCTGAGATCGTTCCTTCTGCTCAGGTAGCTGTCTATGCTCCATGGGTACAGGTTCCAGATCCTATCTCTGCTACTCCTGGTGCGACAAGAACTCTTCCACCTGGTGGAGCGGTTCTAGGTCTTTACTCTCAGACAGATGCACAGTTCGGTGTTCAGAAGTCTCCTGCTGGAGTAACCATTCCAGTTCAGAGAGTCGCTGGTGTAGAGCTTCCATTCCAGAATGCCAACCTGGATACACTGAATGCGAATGGTGTTAACATTATTCGTAACGTATCTAGCTACGGTTACTGTGTAATGGGTGCAAGAACTCTTCTACCTAACCAGCCAAACCGCTACGTTTCTATTCAGCGTACGCTGATGAACATCCAGGAAACATTGCAGCAGATCACTCAGGTAGCTATTTTCGAGAACAACAACTCCGCTCTATGGGCAAAGCTGAGCGCCATTGTTACTCAGTACCTACAGGGAATCTGGCAGCAGGGAGTACTTCAGGGTGACACTGCCGATGCTGCTTACTTCGTACAGTGTGACGCCGGGAACAATACTCCTACCACAATTGCTGCTGGAGAAGTTCATGTGCAAGTTGGATTGGCTCTGAATAGTCCTGCTGAGTTTATCGTTATCGATATCAACCAGATGGCCGCTTCATCCACCACTTCATAAGGAGTAACTAAATGGCTACGTCTCACGCGTCACCGCTAGCCAAGGCGACACCTTCCATTGCGCACTTGGCTACTGACCCACTACGTAATTTCAAGTTCAATGTAAATATCATGCACCCCAACATCTCCGGATTCGCGACTCTGGGATTTATGACAGTGAGTGGTTTGAATATCACCACTGAAGTTATTCCATATCGTGAAGGCGGCATGAACACGACAACACAAAAGATGCCAGGGCAATCCGATTTCGCACCTATTACCCTATCTCAGGGTGTTGCAGTAGGTTCGGGTCCTATGTGGCAATGGATGAAGGAACTATTCACTGTTATGCAGGGAACTGGTACCGGTACTCCTGGAAAGGACTTCCGTGCCACTGTAGACATTATGGTTCTTGATCACCCAGTAACATCCGCTACTGTTCCGGTCAAGGCTATCTATCGTGTCTATAACGCATGGCCTACCAGCATTGCTTTCTCTGACCTAGACGCTGGTGCTAACGCTGTTCTTATGCAGCAGCTTTCCCTAGCGCACGAGGGCTTTGACTTTAAGCTAGCGACATCTACAGGGCTTAACGGAGTTACCTTCAACTAAGCTAGAATGAGTATTAAACTTTCGTGACAATATTTGGAGAACGTATGGAATACCAGAAGCCACAATACTCAATGTCTTTCGAAGATGAGCAGGGGCAGCAGGTAGTAGACAATGCAGATATCAATGCCTTGACCAAAAAGGTAATGCAGTCTATGAACCCTGCCCCTGTCATTGATGATCTACCTGACACCTACATCAAGCTTCCTGCGGGAATCGTTGTGGATGGTCAGGTATATCAGGATGCTGAGGTTCGTGAACTTACCGGTGAAGATGAAGAGAAGTTGGCTAAGGCTCGTACGTCTAACAACGCAGCCAAGTATGTCAACACCCTGCTTCTATGCGGCACCGTTTCTATTGGCGGTAAGGAAACCACTCCAGCACTTCTAGATTCTCTGATTCAGGGAGACCTGGATATGCTGATGCTCGCTATCCGTAGAGCTACCTTCGGTGAAGAGTTCGAGGTATACGAGGTTGAGTGTCCTCACTGCCAAGAGCTGAATGACCTAGAGCTAAACCTTAAGGACATTCCTGTTAAGGAGTTAGATGATCCCGAGACTAGGGAGTTCCTTATAAAGCTTCGTAAGGGTCGTCAGGCTAAGATCAAGTTCCCTACCGGTGCTGTACAGAATGAAATCTTCAAGAAGGATCTGACTATTCCAGAGATGAATTCTCTAACTCTTGCCGAGTGCATTATCTCCTTCGTGGAGGCAGACGGTTCAGAGACCATGTGCAACGGCTTGGCCGATGTAAAGAAGCTCGGACTTGCCGACAGAAAGACTCTTCAGGAATACATCTACAACAATCAGCCTGGACCACGATATGACAGAGTAGTTGCGCTTTGTTCATCGTGCGAAGGAGAGGTACCGGTCCCACTGAATGTGGGTATCCTGTTTCGCGAACTCTGATTACAGATCACTTTATAAAGAATATGAGCAATTAACAGACGCATTCCATTGGTCCATTTCCGAATCTAGGAAGCTGACATATAGGGAAAGAAAGCACTGGATAAAGAGATACCTGCATAAGCTTGAGCAGGAGTACGAACGAATGCACCAAGCTAATAACTCAACACAAGTCATTACGAGGTCTGTGGGGCAAGGCGTTACTTTCGGTGGAATGCCATATAGGTAATATAATTGAAGGTAACAACTTGACATTAGGAGACCCGAAGTGGCTACACCTACTCCGCCCTCAACAGGGCCAAGTATTGGAACCAGCCGCTTGTTGGGGACCAACGGTCTTCAGCAGGCGGTTGATTCTTTAACGACACAAATTAATAGACTTACCTCCAGCGTCTCGGGCCTAGCTCGTGGCGCTGGTAGTGGTTCCCGAAGCGGGAACACAAACGGTGGCAGTTGGAATATCACAGCCAACCGTTATGGCAACAATGGTGGTGGCGGTAGATTCACATTCGGTTCTCTACAGGGTGGAACTCCTAATGGTGGTGGAGGAAGCTTCGGAAACCTAATGGGAATGTCACGTGCGTCTGCCACAGTGGGAGCCGTTGCGGGTGTCGCATCCTCATTGGTGAGCTATGCGAATAAGAACATGGCTTCCAATTTCCAACTGGATTACTTCAACACACAGTCTCAGGTAGCTGGTGGTGGGGGAAGAGGTGGATGGCTAACCGCTAACCGTCTGGCTTTCCAGAATAATAACGTTGCACTGAATGGTGCAGATGCCACCAGAGCTGGATTCCTAAACCAGTACACATTCGGTAACGCTCAGTTCAATGGAGCTGCTAACCCAGCGTTCGTCAATGGAATGAGCCAGGCTAATGCATTCGGATATGCCAGCCCTACTCAGGGTGCCTATGGTGCAGCCCTGGCAGCACAGCAGACCTATTCGTCTCGTGCAGCTTATGTAGCTCCTTCCCTGGGATTGGCTAGTCCTTATCTGCAAGGTGGAGTCAAGAACTCCATGCAGAACATTGCTCAGTCTATTTACCAGAGAACCTTTGGTAGCCAGACCGTTAACCAGAAGCAATTCAATGCCGCTATCTCCCAGGGTGGGTCTCTTAACGTAAACCTACAGGCATTCGGATCTCAGCTTGGGTGGAGTCAGTCCACTATTGCTGAATACCAGAATGCCCTTCAGGGACAGGTAGCCGCTCAGCAACACGGTATGTCTGCCAACAAGTATTACCAATTGCTTGGTCAGGCTTCTGGTGGAAACCGTTCCGCTATTAATCAGCTAGCCAAGACAACAGGTCTTGGTTCCTCTATGTTCGAGAATCAGAGAAACCTGAACTCCACTCGTCTGACAAGACAGTCTGACATTCTGGAATCTCTTGCTCCCGCATTCGACTCAGCCACTTCTGCTGTTAACAAGTTCAGCCAGGCGTTGACTAACTTCCTACAGACAACAGGACTGGATAAGGCAATCGGTACTGGGGCAGGAGGGCTAGCACCCTTCTCAAACGCCCTGGGTGGCTTCTCAGGAGCCTTTGGGGCTGGGGCTGGACTTCTTAGTGCAGGCCGTTTGTTTAGAGGCGGAGGAGGGCTTCTAGGCGGTTTAGGTAGAGGTGGTGCCGCTGCTGGTGGAGCGGGTGCACTTGACCTATCCGCAGGTGCCTTGGGTGCTGCTGGTCTATATGGTGCAGGTGCTTTCGCGGTTCATCACTTTGGTGGAAAGCTGGTGGATAAGTATGTTCACGGTAAGAAGGCTAACAAGTGGAGCCATGTCGGTGTTGACGCCGCCACTGGTGCTCTTACGGGTGCTGCTATTGGTTCTGTGGTTCCTGTTATTGGAACTGGTGTGGGTGCGGCTGTCGGTGGAATTGTTGGAGCCGGTATTGGTATTTTTGGTGGTGCGACTGGTGAAGGTGGCGTTACTGGTACTACGGGTAATTCGGCTAGAAACTCTTCTACTCAGGGAGCAACCACAGCCTCAGCAGCACAGATCATTAAGTACGCAGAGACACAGCTAGGTGTTCCATATGTCTGGGGTGGAGAATCCCCAGGAAAGGGAATGGACTGTTCTGGTCTTACTCAGTGGGCTTATGGAAAGGCGGGAGTAAAGATCCCTCGTGTAGCTGCTGACCAGCAGAAGATTGGAAACAAGGTTCCAACAAATAAGACACAGCCTGGTGACCTTCTATTCGTGGGTGATCCTGCCCACCACGTAGTAATGTCCATCGGTGGCGGGAAGATTATTGAGGCACCTCACCCAGGAGCCAACGTAAATATCCGTGCACTGAACCCAAGTGAATTCACAAGCGCCACCAGAATTGTTGGCTCTATCGGAAATATGAATTCCCTGCTGAATGAGAACACAGATAACTCAGGTGGATCTCTGAATAACCAGCAGAGTGTTACTGGTGGAGACCTAGGTAATCTAGGTGGAACCAGTGAGGCAGCCGCTATTGCTTCTGCTCTTGCGGGATCTACCGCAGGAATTCCTATGGTGTCTCAGGGTGGTTCTTCCAATAGCGTGACCAGTGCTGGAACAGGAAGTAATCCAAAGGCAACCGGAAGCAATGCAAAGGGACACCTACAGGCTTACGCTAAGGCTCTTCTAGGAAAGTACGGATGGGGAAGCCAGTGGGGTTCCTTCAATGCTCTGGAGATGTCAGAAGCGGGATGGGATGTTCACGCCACTAACCAAAGCTCAGGCGCCTATGGTCTGGCTCAGGCTCTCCCTGCTGGTAAGTACGCTAGTGCTGGTAAGGACTGGAGAACTTCAGGTGAGACTCAGCTACGTTGGATGATGGATTACGTTAAGAGCCGTTATGGATCTCCTGACGCTGCTTGGTCATTCCACCAAAAGAACAACTGGTATGCCGCTGGTGCTTGGAATATTGATAAGGATCAGCCTGCTACCGTCCACAAGGGTGAAATGATTATCCCTGCACAGCAGGCGGAAACAATTCGTCAGACTCTTCTGAACAATACGTTTAACCCTAACCTTCAGAGAGCAATGGGTCACAGCGGAGGAAGTTCTATTACATTCGGAGATATCAATGTAGCTCTTCCTGCTACTTATTCTGGTTCTGCACAAGATGCTAGAGCAGCAGGTAAGATGGTCGTTGACGCAATCGAAGAAAACCTTCGTATCAAGAACCTAC